CAGATGTTACAGTAGCGGATACAACCTTACCACCGTCAACAACAAGTGAAACTCTACCACCAACTCCGTCACCTTTGATCGGTACGTTTTCATATGTACCGTTGTTATAACCTGTACCAGATGCTTGGATAACAACACTATCAATCTCTCCACCAACAGCGTCACCTGTAACAGCAACGTCGGAAAGCACAGGCATATAATCGTTCGAGAAGAACTTTAAAACCTGACCAACAGGAATAGTATACAGATACTTCCAACGATAACCATCAGAAGTTGTGATAATAGATGTAGATGTACCAGTAGGTTCAACCGTAGAAGGTTTACCGTTAGGGTCACTAGGTGATGTACCGTTATAGATGCACTTATATGTCTGATACTGTGAGTTTACAACGTAGAAATCTGCGTCATATAACTTAGTAGCACCAGAAGATGCAGTCTTAGTTGAACTGTAATCATGACGATACATGTCATAGACGTAACCTAATCCACCAGTAGTCTGCTCTGGGGGAGTCCAGTCAATTCGTCTTACAACTTGAATTGTATCGTTTGCTAAGACACGTTTCAGTGAAATCATGTCGGAGAATGTATCACTAAACTCTTGGAAAGAATCAACGGGAGTCGGTGGTGCATTTTCATTATCCCATTCTTGGGGACGTCCTATGAAAACATACAAACGGTCTCTATTTGATCCTGCCTGCAAGTCAGATTGAGTCGCATCAGCACCCTCCAAAGACTTGATGAATCTTTTAGCAGTGAAAATTCTAAATTGGTCGGTGAGAAGTGCCATTGTTTAGTTTACCTTCCTTTTATTTATAGTGGTTACTCTTGCTCTTTTCTGACAAGGTTTGTATACTCTTGTGATACAAACACACCAGAAGCACCCGAACTGCCTCCGTTTAGTGTATCAGAAGTTGTAAATTTGTACGCTGATCCGTTATTAGTGATAGTTTGTAGTTGTAAAAATACATATCCAAAACTATCAGTAGCGGATTGTAGTGCTGCCACAATCGCAGTAACACCAGTGGATGAACCAGTTACGGTCTCTCCAACAGTATAGTTATTTTGAGTGTTCTTTAACTTGACAGTTGTCAAGGAAGTGTGGTCAACACCATCATCTAATGCACCAGCAACTGATACAGATGCTGTTAGTGGAACTAGACTAGAATCATATAATGTATCTGCTTGTTGGAACAATGTGGTGTTCTGACCACCAACTGTTTCTTCAATACCGTATAGTGACGATGCTACACCACCATCAAGACTAATTTCATTTTCATAATCTGTACCAGTATTTACTAGATCAGGTATACCATCACCAGCACCTGATAGTTCATCATCATCTTCAAACTTTTTACCTTCTAATACACCGAGAGGACTCTCGAATGTAACAATAGAAGAGTTATCATCATCAAGAAGAACGTGTGGTGCTTCACCTGTCTCAGTAGATGATGCAGTACCACCAATGAATTGTATAACAGCAGTTCTTTCATTAGATCTACCACCATCAATAAATGCTAGTTCATCAACTTGGAAGATTAAGAATAGTTCTTTTGTCTCTGGACGCCAGTCATATACGATAGCAACCTTGTTAGTTTTGTCTTCTTGAACTCTTCTAACACGGTCAGACACAGTAAAGTTATAACCAGATATACCAGTTGAAGGATCATCAGCAAGGTTATCCAGCAACACACGCTGGTCATAACGGAAGTTAATACCTCTGTCACATCCAGTAAATGATATAGCAGTCTTACCTGTGTATCTAATAATCTCTCTACCTATTTGGAACTTACCAGATCCAGGGAATGCATCTGTTGTCTCCACATATAATGTGGTATCAGTTGCAGTTGCATTACGAATCAATGCAGTTATCTCAAAGAATGCAGATACCAATGATGTTCTATTTCTCTGAGTTCTTATTAAGTTTGTATCTCTTGTGAAGATTACATTAGGGGGAGATGTATATCCACCACCAGGATTCAATATATTAATTTTAGTAATTGAACCAAGATTTATTTCTGCCTCTGCCTGAGCACCAGATCCACCACCACCAATAAGTTGGATAAGAGGAGGTGTTTCAAAGAACTCACCAGGGTTTGATATTGCTATACTTTCAACTGTACCGAATTGATTTACCTCACAAACACCAGTAGCATTTTGTCCACCACCACCAGATATAACCAAAGTAATATCTTCTGCTGTATATGATCTACCATTGTTCTCAACAGATAAACCTGTTACCTGTCCAACAGTAGGTACAAGTTCAGCACCAGATCCACCACCACCTTCTAGTCTTGCATTAGCACTAAAATAACCATCACCAGGTCTAGTGACTTGGATGTAGTTTATAGAACCAGCAGGAGCAATTATGTTACCCTGTTGATCTATAATATCACTTTCATTCAATATAATATTTGCATCTGCCTGTACGATATTACTTTCGTCAGATTCAATAAGAAGACGTAGTGGGTTATATCCCTCACCAGGGTCTATAACATCTACTGATAATATTTCACCATTATCAGCAATATTCGCTGCTAATACAGCATCACGAATAGGAGTACCACAATTACCAATAGTTAATTTAGGAGGATCCGCAGCACTATAACCTGACCCAGAACTTGTCACAATAACATCCTTCACACCGTACACACTATTGAATACAGGTTGAATTGATGCTCCGCTTCCAGGTACAGTTCTTGTCATTATACTACTACGATGTCTCCTTTCATATTACCGTGTATAGTACACTGATAAACATAAGTTGTACCAGCAGCAAGTGTTTGTGGAACTGTCCAGAACTGAGTTCCATTTACTGAACCAGTTGTTCCAGATATTGCTGAACCACCATCAGAGACTCTGAGTTCTAATGGATGACTTGATCCAGTTGAATTCATGAATCTATATGTGAATCCTCTGTACACATAGATTGTTGCATCACTACCGTTAGACAGCCCAGGACCGTTGACCAAATAGTTGTTTGATGTGCCATCTGATGTGAACGCATATGACAGTGTAGGTGATGCTACTGCTTCATATGAACTTGAACCGTAGAGAAGTGATTGTCCCTCACTTGCACTTGGTAAAGCAACATCATTTGTAATTGTTAGAGTGTTACTTGAAACCGCAGTTGTAATACCTGTTCCACCAACTATATTCATAGTCGAGTCAGCAGCAACAGCAACATAAGATCCTGTTGTTGCAGCGATAGTCTTAATAACATTCTGTATCACGTTAGGTGATGTGTTGGTGAATGTAATAGCACCAGCGTTTGCGTTTGTGCTGATTCCTGTTCCACCAGTTAATGTTAGTGTATCAGTTGTAGTGTTTGCAGTGATAGTTGCGTTGTCAGCACCTAGTGTTGCAAATATGTTTTGATCAGGTGCACCCAGTGCTCCTGTCATGTTGATGGTTACTGTATCCCCTGACAAGTCAGTTGAGATATTTGTACCACCAGCAATAATTAAAGTGTCGTTTGCAGCACTAGCAGTTGTTGTACCTGTGTCTGCGTTAACAGTTTCAAATAAGTTTTGTGTGGTTCCACCACCTCCACCACCAGATTGCTGGTCGTTTGCTGGTTCCCACTTACTATTTCCATCGTTCCATTTTAAGACTTGTCCATCAGAAGGACCACCGTTGACAGTTGTATCTACATCAGTAAGTGCAGATATGCCATCGTTATAGTCCATCAACTTTACCCATGCAGCAGCATGAGCGAAGTAACCTTTACCTGTGCCATGCACATGTGCGAACATACCATGTTGGTTTGTCGCGCTAGGAAGATCAGATTCGAGTGCGTATGGAGCATACCAATTTAGATAACCTGTTGTGCCATCTATGAATGTATATGCTGATCCAGAACCGCCACCTCTAAAATTAATATTCCCAGTTCCTGTTTGATGTATTGTAATAGCATCAGTTCCGTCAGAAACAATATCATTTCCATTAGTGTCTAAGTTACTGCTTAGTAAATTATAATCTGAACCACGGAATGCAGGAGTTGGAGATGAAGTCCATTTAAGAACTTGTCCCTCAGTTATTCCAGCACCGATGTCTATGAGAACATTTGTACTATCCCCTAGTTTATCGTAAATATCTGTGAAATTAGAATTTGCCTTGATAGCACCATCACGCAAGGTGTCACCTGTGCCATCATTTGCAGAAGATCCAATCCCAATCGTTTGTTTTGCCATCTTTTTACAGTTTGTACAGTTTTATTTATGTGGCGTCGAAGGAAACTTGTGTGCTATCCAACTTCAAGTTAGTTGAAGAGAAGTCCTCAGCAGTTCCACCGCCAGTTCCAGTAACAGTTAATGTAGCGATCTCAGTAGTTAATGGAGAGTTTGTTGCTGGTGTTTGTCCAATAGGTCCTGCAATTACACAACGGAATTTGTATCCAGTCATATATGGTAATGCAGTGAACGCATACTGGTTACTGGTAGCACCAGTAATAACAGCAAAGGAGAATCCACCATCAGTTGATCTATACCACTGATAAGACTTGGGTCCATCTTCGGGTGATATAGCAGCAGTAACAATAAACGTAACTGTTTGATTTGCAGCAGCAGTTGCGTTTGCTGGTTGTGCACCAATCTGAATAGTTGCAGGAGGTGCTTCTCCTCCTCCTGATGGAGGTGCAGGGGGTGCCTGTGCTCCGTTGTTTGGTGGTTGATCTATTGATTCCCTACAATTAAAACCTATCATGTAAGGGAATATTGCTTTCAAATTTGATTCACTATCTAACTCAGTAGATAAGAAATAAGCATAAGTTCCATTTGGAAACTCTGGTGTTACACAGAATCTACCATTGTGATAATCTAGATTACCAAGACCTTCTGCATACTCCCAATCTTGCATCAAAGATCCAGCAGGAGGATTAAGTTGTGAAGTACCATAAGTCGGTCGACCAGCAACCTCTTCTGATTTTATTCTATATGAACTCGTTGCTAATTGTATACTCGATGCATTAGACCAAGGTGATGAATACTGATATGGTCCGTAGATAGGGAATCCATCAAATGATATCCCAACCATCTTTGAGTGACCGTCAGGGTGTCTTAGATTGTCACCATTATACTGTGATGAACCATAGTAATCATTGTATGTTGACATAACAGCATTTGCTTTCCAGCATGCCAAGAAGTCAGTGTCATGATAATGATATTGTCCTGTCTGTTGTGGGTGTCCACCACAATTATCATCTCCAAAACTTACAACAGCATCTTCAAAGTGTGCATTCCAATTAAATCCAGCAGGAGGGTTACCACCATCACCAGCACTAGGATTAAAGAATACTACACCATTAGATGCTATACCAATAGCACCAAGAGGTGTTGCAACACGAGCATTTCTTTGATCGTAATATTCTACTGTACCATTTTGATCAGTAGCAAAATCTACGATAAGTTGTAAGTTATTACTTGTCTCTCTCCAAAACTCACCAGCAATAGCAGTCTGAGTTGTCCCTCTGTATATGAATACTTGTTTACGTTCGTTAGCAGTGTCCTTATCGAATACAAATAGAATCGTATCACCAACCCTAATCTGTCCACTGCTTTCAGTTCCGAGCAGAGTATTGTCGTTAGCTGAAAGTGGAAGTGATACTAGATATCCATTCTGTGTGTATGTTGCAGTATCAAACGTTCTTGTAACACCAAATGTACCGCCTCTATAATAAAAGTCATGATCAAAATCCTGCTCAGTTACAGAACTAGGATTGTTCGCATTAGGAAACGTACCATAGAGAACAGGAGTTGGTAAACCATCTGCTGATACATCTATGATTCGTGTTGCTGAGTTGTAGGTTGCGGTCCCTGCCATGATTTATTTATTGGAAGAGTTGATTAGGTGTGAAGTTACTTAGAACAGTAGCACCAGTCTGTACTGTTAAGATTACAGAGTTAGAGTAAACAGGTTGTGCACCAGCAGCGGTAATCGCAACTCTAAATTCATCGCTATCATCTGCTTGTTCAGCAGCATTAGATGTATATACAGCAGATGTTTGACCAGTAATGTTTGCCCATGCAGTTTCACCATATTGCTTACGCTGCCACTGATAGTTAAGAGGTGTAGTTCCTACACTGTTATCAGATTGTAGTCTGAATGATCCATCTACTGTGAATGATGCAGTCTGACCTTGGTTAACAGTTACGTTTGTTGGTTGAGCGTTGATAACAATGTAACCAGCAACGATAACGATTGGATTACCATCTGCGTCTGTACCCTGTCCGAGGTATGTGTCAAATCCACCGTTAACACCACCACCAGTAGGTGCGACGAAATCATCTTCAACAGTTGTCTCTACCTCAACAGAAGGTAGTGCATAACCAATACCAGCGTTCTTAACAACAATACTTGATATACCCATCAACGCACGAACACGACCATCAAATCCAGTAGATGATATAACATCAACTTGTGGACGTGTTGTATAACCATCACCAGGGGTTGTGATTATTGCTTTTGTTATTTCACCAGACTTAATGCTTGATAACGCATCTGCGTCACGACCTTTAACAGTTCCTGTGTACTCGAAAGTAATTAAGGAGTTTGAAGATTCGATTAACGCAACTTCACGAGGAGAACCTTCTCCTTCAATTTCTAAAATATCGCCCGCTTCAATAGGTGGTACCACAGTCGCTGCAATAACGTCAGCGTCAGAACCAATGTATGAGAATGCTACGAACGTAGATCCTGCACGAGGAGTTTCAGCAAAGATTATTCTTGAACCAACAAGTTCGTAACCTATTCCAGGTTCCTGTATAACACCGTTCAATGAACAGATGATATTGTTCTCTGGAAGAATAGTG